AAAGGCGAGGAAGTCCTGCCGAAGACTGATCCGCGCCACGTTGCGAATGGCGGAGCATCCGGCGGCGGAACCCGGATCATTAACGTGATCGATCCGTCGCTGGTGTCGGACTATCTGACATCATCTGCAGGCGAAAAGACCGTGCTTAATATTTTGCAACGCAATTCGGGCGCAGTTAAGCAATCGCTTGCGTAAAAATCTAAAGGGGAAAACATGCCTTATGAAATAGGAACCGCATTAGATAACGTTGACTTGATGGATAGGATCATCCGCTTTGTCTGCGGATATGCGACGGTCGGCGCAGTTGGCTTTACCGGAACCGGGGATGGCGCGCTTACCCTCGGCGGAACTTACCCCAGCGCTGGAACTTTCCCGGCGACCATAACTGAAAACTGGACGATCACCTGCACTGCTGCCGCTGCGAATGGCGGAACCTTCAGCGTGGTCGGAAGCGTTTCAGGCGCGCAGGCAAGCGCAACTGTTGGGGTCCCATACGAAAATAGCTTCGTCGCGTTTACGATCGCTGATGGCGCGATCGATTTTCAGGTAGGCGATCAATTCACGTTTGCAACCACTCAGGGCGCGATGGTGGCTGCAAATTCGGAATGGGAATTCCTTGGAAAAGCGAACGAACAAACAGCGGGCGGATGGATGAATGGACCGGGGCTTGCCGGAACAGACGAGATTTTTGTCGGGTTATCTAGGTATAACAACCCGGGAACGGATATCTATAACCTTACGCTTGCCGGGTCGTTCGGTTTCAATTCCGGGCTTGCTTTCAGCAATCAAGTCGGATTTAGCGGCGCAGTTTATATGAGCGCTTGGAATACAACCACGCCATATTGGATCGTTGCGAATGGGCAGCGATTTGTCGTGGTCGCGAAGATTTCAACGACTTATCATGCGATGCATGCAGGAAAGATTCTCCCGTATGCAACGCCGAGTCAATTTGGGTATCCGGTCTACATTGCCGCTGAAACCGAAACCGCAGAAACGCGCTGGTCATTAAATGATTTCGGGTTCAGGCACTTCACCGACCCCGGCGCGGCATCCAGTTCAAGTCAAGTAAGTGGCTGCAAATTTGCGTTTCCAGACGGGGCTTGGTATGGATTCAGCAACTACTATCCGTCAAGCGGCAACGAAACCGTCAGCGGCCTTGGTCGATATGTTTGGCCTTATGCCGGGGCAAATAGTTCTCTCGATGATTTGATCAAGGAATTATCGACTAACGTGGACGGGTCATACACTTTGCTTCCGCTTATTCTAAATTCTAATACCCCAAGCCAGCAGGTATTCGGGGAAATTGATGGGTGCTATTACGTTGGTGGATTCAACAATGCCGCTGAAAACATCATTCAAATTGACGGCGTTGATTATCTTGTGGTCCAGAATATCAACCGGACGCTTCGGCATCACTATTGGGCGCTGAAGCTCGCATAAGGGGAAATCATGGCAGTTTATGAAACCGGAACGGCGACAGGCCCGGCCGACCTGATCACAAAGCTTGAAACATTCGCTGTCGCGAATGGATGGACGGTCAACACCCCAACAAGCGGAAAGGTTTTCACGAAGGGCGGCAAATATTGGGGGGTTAGCTGGGACGTTGACGACATCTTTCTTCGCGCTGCGACCGGATATGCCGCGGGGTCAGCTTGGAACGCGCAACCCGGCGCGGCACCGCAAACTCAGGTCGCAAACAATATTCCGGGTCCATTTCAGGCGTATCATTTTTTTGCCGGATCGGCGCCCGATTACCTGCATGTCGTGATCGAAAAAAGCGCAGGGCTTTTCAGCCACATCGGGATTGGAAACATTCAAAAGTCTGGCGAATATGTCGGAGGCGAATATACCAATGCGCTTTACTGGTTGACTGCGTATACAACTTCCCAAAGCCCGAACAATCCTGATGACGATAACCACTCGGTTCCATTCGATTGCATTGCCAACCAATACACCGCAACAGCAAGAAACAACATTCGCTGCGAAGTTGATTCGCTGATCTGGCATCCATTCGGCTCTGCCGCGGTTAACACATTGACCACCCCAAACGCAGTAGGCGGAGTTCGCGGTCAGGGGCCTCATATGAGTTTCAACAAGGAACTTTATGACCGATCGCCGAGCGATTTCAATCAGCTTACGCCATTGCTTCCAATCATGGTCCATATTCGCAGAGCATCAGGGCTCACTTCGCTTATTGGATTTGCGAAAGATATTCGATTCCTGAACATAAAGAACCTTGCTCCGGGCGAATTGATTACGATCGGATCGGACGAGTGGCTTGTCTTTCCACTTATCCAAAAAACGGCGACTTGGGGTTCGACCACCGATCCGACTCGCCTTATTCCTTCAAGCGGGAATTACGGGCTGGCATATAAGCGAAACTGATTATGGCGACCTTCGCTGGATATCTATTCCATTCTCCGGTCATCGCGAAATCCGGAATTGAAATCACCGCGCCGCATGAACTTGCGCCGTGGGGAGGCTGGCTTGCATCTGAACAAATATCAGGCGCGAAAAATGATACCCAGCCAATCGATGAGCCTGCCAATTCCAAGGCTGGATTGATCGGGGATATGTTCGGCTTCGCTGATTGGTACGATCGCATTCATGTATCCCCGCTTGCTATCGATGTTGGATCAGTCGTCAGCCTGCAGGAAACGGTTATCACCGTTTGGAATGCTTACGTCACTTCAAAGACGCTTCAATCAATCCTTGCGTCAAATGCCGAAGGAATATCGCTTATCCAGCCCGGAACCCCGCCGCTGGTTTATCCGCCGCTGAAACAAAATTTCTATACGGTGCGCGTTAGCACCGATGGGCCGGCGACGATTGACGCCGCATATGCCTTCAATTTCCAAGACAGCGAAACCCTAATCACGACGATAGTCGGAAGCCGGATCACGCCTTGGCTATGGCGCCCTGATTGGGCAAATCCGATGCTTGAGCGTCTTGAATGGCTGACTGATACAAAGACCGCATACGATGGCACTGAACAGCGCATTCAGCTTCGCGAATATCCGCGGCGCGCGTTCGAATTTTCTATTTTGGTAAGCGGTCGGGCGCGGCGCCTTCTGGATTCAGCGATCTACGGGTGGGGCGCGAGGGAATGGGCGCTCCCGGTATGGCCCGATGGAACCCTGCTTGAGTCTTCGCTTTCTGTTGGCGCCACATCGATCCCTGTCGATACTGCAAATCGCGATTATCACACCGGCGGGCTGGTCATGCTTTTATCTGAAAATGATTTGACCTACGAGGTCGCCGAAATTGATACGGTCAGCGCTTCATCTATTTCGCTTGCGCGCCCGCTTACGCTTGCATGGCCGGCTGGAGATACGATCGTTTATCCGGTTCGCGCTGCGCGACTGAAATCGCGGCATGGATTCAAGCGGTTCGATTTCGATTCGCTTTACGGAACCGTCCAGATGGAGGTCAACGATTCAAACGCATGGCCCGAAGAATCTGGCGGCACAACGTATCGCGGGTATCCGGTTTTGGGAGAAAAACCAAACTGGATCGAGGACATCGATCAGGAATTTATTCGCAAGCTTGCTGAACTCGACTTTGCAACTGGCGACCGCGCATATCGCGACGAATCCGATGCGCCTGAAATAATTCAGTCGCATCGCTGGCTTATAGACGGCCGCGCTGCGCTCGGTGCATTCAGGTCGTGGCTTTATTCGCGCGCAGGGAAATTCGGCGCAATATGGGTTCCAACTTGGAGCGATGACATCAAGATCGTCGCAACTGTTGGGCCGACCGCAACACAAATCGACATCGAAAACATCGACTACACGAAGCGGATCGCCGCCGGGGTTGCTCGAAATGATTTGCGAATTGAAATGATCGATGGGTCGATTTATTTTGCGCGGATCATCGGCGCAGCGGAAGTCAGCACTGCAATCGAGCGACTGACTATCGAGGCCGCTATCGGCGTGGAAATCGTCCCGGCGAACGTTCGCGTGGTCAGTTATCTTGCGCTTATGCGGCTTGATTCCGATGGCGTTGAATTGGCGTGGTTCACTGGCGACATCGCCGAATGCGCGCATCCGATGAGGGCGATAAAGCATGACGTATGACGCGCGTGAAAGCGGCCTGCAAACCGCAAACCCTGTCGAACTTTATGAATTCCAGCATGGGCCGACCTATTATCGATATACGTCCAGCGATGCGCCAATCACGGTGGATTCAAAGCTTTACGAGCCGCGCGCAATTTCGCGCCAAGCGATTGAGGCGACTCAAGAAATGGCGCGAACAGGGATCACCCTCAGCATGGATGACACCATCCCCTTGCTTGATTTGTTCCGCGTCCATCCGCCCGGCGACGTTGTTCTTGCGCGCATTTATAGAACGCATCGCGATGATTCTGAAGCGGTCACAATTTGGTCCGGTCGAATCCTTTCGGTTGCCCGCAACGGATTAAAAGCCGAAGTCAGATGCGAAAGCGTCTATACATCGATCAAGCGGCCCGGGCTTCGCAGGCTTTATCAGCGCGCGTGCCCGCACGTCCTTTATTCGGCTATCTGCGGGCTTTCTAGCGCGACCTATCGCGAAACAAAAACCGTGATCGCGGTTGCAGGAACATCGCTCACCGTTTCAGACATCGGCGGATTCGTAGCCGGATATTTCGCTGGCGGCTATCTTGAATGGGAGTTTGAAACCGGCAAATTCGAGCGCCGCGGGATAGTCGATCATTCAGGCGCATCGATAGTGATCAGTTTTCCAATAATCGGAATTCCGAACGGGGCAGCGGTTAGGATTTATCCCGGGTGCGACCATACGCTTGCAACATGCCATGCGAAATTCTCAAACGCATTGAACTTCGGTGGCTTTCCGCATATCCCGCAGAAAAACCCGTTCGCCGGAACGCCTGTTTATTGACGGAGAAAAAAATTGGACCCATTTACTGCGATAGCGCTTCTCGTAATTTCTGCCCTGATCAGCGTTGCGCTTGCTCCGAAACCTCCTGCACCGAAACCCGCTGCGCTTGATGATTTCAGCATCCCAACCGCTGCAGAGGGCCGGCCGATCCCGGTTGTTTTTGGAACGGTGACGATCACTGGATCGAACGTCCTTTGGTATGGCGATTTGCGCACGACCCCGATCAAATCTGACGGCGGCAAGAAATGACCAATGACCTGATCGTGATGCATCGGCATATTCGTTCGCTTGGATACTGCAATCGTGGCGCGCGGGAATTCTTCAAAAAGCACCGACTTGATTGGGCCGATTTTCTGGAAAACGGAATTCATGCAAGCGCATTGATGGCGACGAATGATTGGATGGCGGCGCGCGCGGTCGAAATCGCCGAAGCGGAGAAAATGAATGGGTAGCAAGAAAAAGGTCACAGTCGGATATCGGTATTACATGGGCCTGCATTTCGGCCTATGTCATGGCCCGGTTGATCAGATTCAGCGGATCGATGTCGGCGAACGCGAAGCTTGGTCCGGAAGCGTCACCGCGAATTCCACCATCTCGATCAGCAAGCCAGATTTGTTCGGCGGCGACAAGAAAGAGGGCGGCATCGTAGGGGCAATGGATGTCCTAATGGGCGGCGCATCGCAGACGACAAACGCATATCTTGAGTCGAAGATTGGTGCGCCGCTGTCTGCGTTTCGCGGGGTCCTGAGCATGGTGTGGAATCGCGGGCAGGTAAGCGCAAATAATCCATACGTCAAGCCGTGGTCCTTTAAGCTGAAGCGAATCCTTCAGGGATGGTCCAGCGGCAGCGCATGGTATTCGGCAAAGGCCGAAATCTCGGGCGACATGAACCCGGCGCATATCATCTACCAATGCTTGACCGAAAATAATTGGGGAATGGGTTATGCGGCCGGCGCGATGGATGCGGGAATGTTTACCTCTGCCGCCGATACCCTTCACGCCGAAGGATTTGGGCTTTCGATGATATGGAATCAGCAGTCATCGATTGAGGAATTCATCAAGTCGGTTCTCGATCATATCGGCGGAATTGTTTATACCGCGCCTGATACCGGAATGTTTGTCCTGAAGCTGATCCGCGGCGATTACGTCAAGGAAAGCCTCCCGCTTTTCGATCCTTCCAATATTCTGACCGCGATGAATTATCAGCGGCAGGCATGGGGCGAAACGATCAACGAAGTCACGGTCGTTTATCGCGATCGCGATACCAACAAGGATTCGGCGGTCACCGTTCAAGACCTTGCGAATATCCAGACTCAGGGTGGCGTGGTCGCGCAGACCCGGCAATATCCGGGGATTGGAAACGCGGCCCTTGCGCAGCGGGTTGCGCTGCGCGATCTTCAGGCTGCATCCACCCCGTTGTCGCGGCTTCAGATCAAGGTTAATCGGCAGGGATGGGACTTGATCCCGGGCGGGGTGATTCGAGTGTCGTGGCCCGATTACCAAATCGATGATGTCGTTTTTCGGGTCGCCGATATCAATCGCGGGACGCTGCAGGATGGGACGATCACCGTTGAACTTGTCGAAGATATTTACGCCTTCCCGACTAATACCTATCTAGCGCCGCAAGACCCGCAGTGGACAAATCCGATCAGCGCTCCGGCTGCAGCGCCGTATCGAAAACTTGTTGAAACCCCGTATTGGGATTTGGCGCGCGGCCTTTCTGCTGCCGACCTTGATTACGTGGACGATCTTTCCGGATATCTTCAAACGCTTGCGGTTCGTCCAAGCGGCGACGCGATGAATTATGAGATCTGGACAGACGTTGCCGGCGGAACCGTTGAATATATCGAGAAAGCAATCGGCGACTTTTGCCCGAGCGCAACTCTAGTCGCCGGGATCGGTCCTGCGGTTTCATCATCGATCAGCCTTGCGACAATGGAAGACGTTGACTTGGTTGTCGCTGGCGGATACGCGGTCATCGGCGATGAATATGTTCGGGTTGACGCCATCAATGCTTCCGCAGGGACCGCGACAATATCGCGTGGCGTGCTTGATACCGTTCCGGGAACGCATGCGGCTGGCGCGCGCATATGGTTTGCTGACGGATATCAAGGCGTCGATGAAACCGAATACGCGACCGGCGAAACGATGAATGTCAAAATGCTTCCATCGACCGGGTCCGGAACCCTTGCAATAGCATCGGCGCCGGCCGATTCGATTACGTTCGCGCGCAGGCACAATCGGCCATATCCGCCGGGTGGATTCAGGTTCGGGTCATCCTATTTCCCCGCAAGCATTAGCGGGAACTCAGTGACGGTGAACTGGTTTCATCGCGACCGCCTTCAGCAAACCGCATCTATCACCGATCAGGATGACGGAAGCATTGGCCCGGAAGCCGGCGTGACCTACAACATTCGGTTTTACGATGGCGGGTCGAACGCGCTGCGCGA